TTTTAATATCAGGTATAGTTTCACACATAAAAATAGACCCTACATTTTTAAATTTAGGTATTTTTAAATTTTTAGGAAATAGTTCATTAATTTTATTTGGTAAATTAGTAATTCTTGGATTTAATGATTTCCAATATTTAAATAAATCACTATTGTTATTATTTATATTTTCAGTTAATATAATCAATGGTTCTTTTATTTTTTTTAAAATCCATGTTTTAATTAAAATTTGTGTCCCTGATAATAAATTATTATTTCCTATGTGAAGAAATAAATTATTTATTTTATTATTTATATTAATATTTAAATTATTTATATTATTATTTATATTATTAAATTTATTAATTTTATTATAAATATTATAACTCATACCAATATAATGACCATATATATTCATTTTTTTTACTGTTACCATATCATAATGTGTAGTAAATAATGGAATTAATGTTTTATCTTTTAATCTTTGAATTTCCCATTTATATAAATATTCTATATTTACTAATAAATAAGATTTATCTGATATAAATACATTATAAAAATATTCTATAAATATTTTATTAATAAATATTTGAATATTTACAGTATTAAATATTGGAAATATAGAATTTTTTGATATTTCATCAAAATTACAAAGTTCTACATATCCACCTGCATTTTCTAAAATAGTTTTAATAATATATATAGTATCAAATGTTTTACTATAATTATCAAAAACAATACGTGCTATAAATTTAATGTTTTTACTTTGTTTTTTAGATGTTTTACTTTGTGTTTTAGATGTTTTATTTTGTTGTTTAGATGTTTTAATTTGTTTTTTAGATTTTTTACTTTGTTTTTTAGTTCTAGACATACTAATATTATATTTAATATATAGAAAGATTAAAAAATAGAAAAAATAAGAAAATATAATATAAAATTGATTATTATATTATAATATTAATTTTTAATATTCTTACACATCTTGCTTTTTGTGTATTTGAAGATGAGTGAACCAACAAACTATGGAAAAAATGTTGGAAGTTTCTTTGAAGCTGCTTCAAATGCCAACTGTGTTCCTAAAAACTTGGCTGAATTTTTGGAACGCTTATTAGAAATTTTAAATAAAATTGAAAAAAAATCAGATGATAAACTTTCATCTGAAGAGATGTTGATTGAGTTGTATTGTCGCAATCCTTGGTCGTATTGGGGTGGATGGACCTCTTCCTCATCAGAAAAGTCTCCTCACCAAACTTATCCGATTGAAAACTTTCTCGCCAAACTTGAGGAATTGGTTAAAGTTATTGAAAAAAATAACGCACAACTTGTGTAAAAATAACAAAAATTAAAAAAACTACCAAAAATTGATTTTTTTTATTATTTATTAAGTGAGTGTTCTTATAAATATAAAACTATAAATTATTATTAATTAAAAAAATAATTAATATAAATTATAAACTTACCCTTCCAATCTTCATCATCAAGTTTATAATTTAATTCATTTATAGTTTCATATTTAAGAATAAAAAAACATTACTTAAAAAAATAAATTACATAAAATCAACTTATATAAAACAAATTATATAAAGTTTATATTAATTTAAAGTATTGTTTTTTATTTTTTATTGTAAATTATAAAAATTGAATATAAAAATAATTATAGTATAATAACTATATGAATTATATATAGTTTAATATAACAAATTATATAGAGTTGAATATAATAAATTATATAGAGTTGAATATAATAAATTATTTAAAATGGATGAAATTAATAACATGGACATAATGTTAGATGCTACTAAAATGGATGAAGCAACTGAAACTTATACAGATATTGAAAAAATAATGTTAGATTTAGAAACTAAAATAGATAAAAATGCAATTTATTTAATTAAGCAAAATCCTATGTATAATGGGGCTTATTTATATACATTAAATCGTTATAGAAATTTATTATTAAATGAAGTTAAACAGTATAATTCTAGTTTAGATATGACTAAAAAAAAAGCGTCATCTAATACAATACCTATTGAAACTAAAGAAGTTGATTTATATTTATTAAAACGAATGAAAGAACATTATTTTCCAGGATTAATAAAAACATGTAATGGTATTGCTAATATTCCTCTTATTGAGCAAAAAACACCTGAATGGTTTAAAAATCGCGAAACGATGATATCTGCGAGTGATGCTGGGTATTTTTTAAATAAATGTGGAATGTCAAGGGCAATTAGTTCATTAAAAATTAAAGTTGGGGTGAGTTCTTATGTTAGTTCTAGTGCTCCTCCATTAATGCATGGTAATACATATGAAGATGTTTCTAGAGCAATTTATGAATCACGTAATAGTGTATCCGTTACGGAATATGGTATTTTAAGGTCTCCTACTGATTGTATTGGAGCAAGTCCAGATGGTATTATTACTGCATGTCATAAAGATACATATGAATGTAAATCTAAATATGGTCGTCTTTTAGAAATTAAAAATCCTTATAGTCGTGAAATTGATACAACAGTTAAACCCGAGTATATGGTTCAAATTTTACAACAACAATATACAACTCAAATACCTATTTGTGATTTTGTTGAAACAACAATTGTTGATATTAATTGTCATTCTTATTCTTCTAATAATAAACCTTATACATCATTGGATGAAATGTTGGCTGATAAATTAGATATGAGTAATCCAAATTGGGTAAAACGTATTAAAAATAAAAATATTCCTAAAGAAAATATTAATAAATTTGGTAATGAAAAAGGACTTGTTATTTGGTATAAAAAGAGATTTAGTGATGTTGATATACGTCATAAGTATGTATTGTATCCACTAGATGCCTCGTATGATAAAAATAGTATTGAAAAATGGATTGTTGATATGAATGGAGAAAATTTTAAAGATGGATTTATGTTTATAACTACTAAATTTTGGCGTTTAGATGTTTATAGTGAAAAAACTGTTGTTTATGATGCTAATATATTTGAAGGAGAATATGTTCCTAAATTATGTAAAGCGTGGGATGTTATTTGTAAATGTAAAGATATTGGATTGAAAAATGGTAATATTGTAGAGTATATTGAAGAATTAGAGAAAAATTCAGAGTCTGTATTTTATAATCCAAATAAAAGAGCACCAAAAGCAAAAAAACAGAAAATAACAAATAGTGATTTAAATACATATAATCCAACTAATAGTATTGAGTTGGATTTTTAGACTCTTATATATTTTAAAGGATATAAAATCATAGTAATTAATGGCAATTGTAAAGGTATATTTGGTAATCTATTACAAATAGTATTTATAAATGAGTTTTTTTTTTGTAATTCAATTATTTCATTTGTTTCAGGATACTCTTTTATATCAGGTGTGATTACTGTTTCTGGTGTAATTACTGTATCTTTATTAATCACTGTTTCTGGTCTAATAATTGTATTATCATTTATATTCTTATTATTAACACTTATAGGATTATTATTATCACTTATACTTTTATTATTTTTTATTAAATTAGACCATTCTTTAATACTATAGTTATTTGACATAGATAAATTACAATTTCCACAAATTGGTTTTAAATTATCAATATCAAGTGTTCCTCCTTTTGATTCAGGAATGTCATGACCTACTTGAAAATTAAAGACATTAATTATATTATCACACCAGGACACATAACATTTATTAGAAAACACTTCGGTATTATGTGTTGTCCAAACTAATTCTCTAATTCTTTTTGGTATTGTTTCTTTTTTTATATGTTTATTTTCAATAATAGTTTTATTAATAGATTGTATTATACTTTGTTTATTACTAATATTAAGTAAATTAGTTTTATTATTAGTTTTAAGTAAATTAGTTTTATTTAAAATTTTATTATTTTTATTAATTCTATTTTTATTGTTATTTTTATTGTTAATTTTATTATTATTTTTATAATATTTTCTATAATCTATACTTGGTTTAAATTTCATAGTAATATTAGGAATAATTGAATTTAATATATTTCTTGAAAAAAGATGATTCATTTTAAATAATGAATATTTTTATTTTAATTACTTTATTTTATTTTATTTAATAGTTTTAATTTATGATTATAACTTTTTACTTTATTTATAAGGATTTTACTAAATACATTTTTAAATTAATAAAAAAATTAAATTAATAAAAAAATTAAATTAATAAAAAAAATAAATTAATAAAAAAATTAAATTAATAAAAAAATTAAATCTAATAAAATAATAATAAATAATTATAAACTATTCTATAACTTATTTAATTTACATTAAACTAAATCATGCCTTCTTCTAATAATAAAAGAAATAATTCTCGTAATTCCCGCTCATCTTCTAAGGGTGATTGGAATATGATTGCCTTTTTAGGTTTAGTCGTTGTCTTATTCGGTGCTTATTATATGGCTACTAAAAGCAATCGTGCGAATGAGCCTTTTGAAAACGGTGCTCCTGATTTAAAAGCCGCTAATGGTGAAACCATTGTTGCTCTTTTTTATGCTGATTGGTGCCCTCACTGTGTCTCTTTTAAACCTCATTATAAAAAAGCAATGACCGAATTAAATGGTAATGACCATAAAGGTAAAACTTTACGTTTTGTTATGGTTGATTGTGATAAATACAAATCACTTGCTAAAGAAAATAATGTCAGTGGTTTTCCCACTGTTAAACTTTTAAATGATAATGGTTCAAGTGAAGTTTATGACGGAGAACGTTCATTTGAAGGATTAACCAGTTATTTTTCCTAAATTTAGTTTATTTAGTTAAACTAATACTTTATTCTAAATTAGTTAAAGTAACATTATAAGCAATTTTTATAATATCATCAATATCTGAATGTGTTGCACTTATTTTAAGAAATGACATAATATCACAAGGTATTTCAATATTAATTATTTTATATTTATTTTTATTTATTTTTGTTTTTTCTATTTTTCTATTAATAATACATTTGGATAATGTTCTTGTAAATAAATTAATATATTCAGTTATATTAATTGATTTATAATTATCTTTATTTACAGTTTGTCCTTGATTAATTAAATAAAAACCAATTACTGATAAACTTTCTTTTTCTTCTTTATTTTGATCTATATTATTATCTTTTGGTACGTCTTTAGTTTGTATAGTTTTATTTATTAATTCTGATTTGGTTTGTGTAGTTTCATTTATTAATTCAGGTTTCGTATTGGGTTTAGGAGTTGTAATAGGTTCGGTAATAGGTTCAGTAATAGAATTATTATTTATTGTATTTGTATTATTTATTAAGTCCATATCAATAACACTATCAATTGGTAAATTATCTAAAATACCACCATCACAATAAATATCATTATTGATTATGATTGGTTCTAATATAAAAGGTATTGCTATAGAAGCACTTATTGCTTTATGAATAGGTAAATCTGGATAAGAATCTTTATTTAATAGTTCAAATTTATGTTGAGTTAAATTTGTAACGCCTATTTGTAAATTTATATTATATTTTTCATAGAGTTGAATAAATGTTAAATTTTCATTATTCGTTTTATTATAAATACATTTTTTTATAAATAAGTTTAATTTATTTCCTGATTCAAAACCTTTTTGTGTTGTAAAATTTAGTATTGAATCAACATTTATTTGTAAGTAATCTTTAAATATGACCTGTTTAAATATATTTATCAATTCATTTGATGTATAACCTAATGCTAACAATGCCCCAAAAATAGCACCAGCACTACTACCTGTAATACTTTCTATTGTTTTAATAACATTTTTTTCTTCAAAGTATTTAAATAATCCTATATAACTAATACCTAGCAATCCACCTCCAGATAAAACTAAATGTTTTAAATTTATATGTGTCATTTTAAATTTTATTTGTTTTTATTATGTGTTGCTATTTTTTAATACTGTAATTTAATATAAATAAAATTATTCTATTAAATTATTCTAGATACTTTAACTTTAAATAAAATAGTTTTATATTAAAATATAAATATTATAAAATTTAAAATATAAATATTATAAAATGAAATTAAAAAATATTATAAAATGAAATTAAACAATAATTAAAAAAATAAAAATATTAAATTAAATAATTGAAATTAAGTATTAAATTTAAAAGTTGGCTTCATGATTTAATACTTTACCACCACCAGGGACTGCTTGACGCATACCTTGAGGAGAAGGTTCCATATCACCTAAGTAATTAAATTGGTCAAGTGGTGATGCACATTGATTAGTTTGTTGAGATGAAGGCCACGCTTTAGGCATTTCAGCACAATCGGAGTTAGGTTGAGAATAGAATTTACGACCAGTTCCTACACCATTAATATCATTTAATACCATTTTACCAACGCGACCGTCGGTAACAAATTTATATTTTTCGGGTAACATAGTTCCATTTTCAAAACCTTCTTTAGAATCGGCAATGGGACAGGGACCACAGCAATTTAATTTACAGGCAACATTACGATGACGGTCCATTAAAGCATCTGCGTTTTCCTGGAGGAATACACGATAGTGAAGAGAATTACTAATGTTATTATCAGATCTAATTAAATCATTAATAAAATTACTTGGACGGTAATCAGTAAAATGACGACCATCAGCCATACGAGGTGGGCATTGAAAATGTTTATTATCACTAGTTTTAAAGCAAGTATCCATTTTATTTATATTATATTTATATTATATTAATATTATATTAATTTATACGTTATAGTTTTAATAATATAGTATTTATTATTTATCAATATTTTATTTTTAAAAAATATTAATATTAATTTTTTTATAAATAATTAATATAAAAAAATTAAAAAATGTTTTTAAATAATTAATATAAAAAAATTTAGAAAATATTTTAATTAATAAAAAATTTTTAGAAAATGAATTAATTATCTAATTATCTAATTATTATTATTGTTATTGTTATTGTTATTATTAATTGATTGTGGTTTTTCTACTTGTTGTATTCCGCCGTATTCTGCTGCTTGTTGATCAGCCATTTGTTTTTGAGATTTTTCATAATCACGTTGTTGTTTTTTTTGTAATTGTTTAATAATAAAACTATTGAGTAAATCATTTGATACTATAATTTTAGCAAATTTAATGGCTACATATATCATTAATATTAATATAATTGTAATTACAATGGCTTTAATATAATATATATTTTGTTTTAACCAAGATGTTGAACCAAGAGAGTTAATTGGAGGAACAGTTGCTTCGGGGTTTATTTCTTTTTCTATAGTTTCATCACTCATATCTTGAACATTATCAAAACTAGAGTTGGAATTATAAAAGATAGTTATATCGTTTGGAGTTTTTTGTATTGGTCTAATATTCTTATTACCTGGTCCAAGCATATATTTAACAGTATCTATTATATTTTGTGCGATAGGAACAATTTCTTCAAATATAATAAATTTCCAATCAGGGGAACAAGGTGGATAAGGTAATGATCCTTCATAATAAAAAAAAGATTTTGAACTTGGAAAGAGTTGTTCTGGGTTCCAATGACTACTTACATCAATATCTTTTTCAATTGGCATTTCATTAGAAGGCATACGATTTATAAATTCATTCATAAATTCATTTGCTGAACCATAATCATCTCCTTTTTTTAATAATATTGATACTATAACACCGCCATCATCGTCAGTTGTTGGACTGCTGTTATGGTAAAGTAATATTTCTAAATCAGAATAACTTTCATTTATAGTATGCATACTTGTGTGGTGTATTGTCATTTTACGAAGATAGAAAAATTCATTTCCAAATTTAATAAGGCAATTAGGTGAAAATGTTACAGTTGGAATATTATTAGTCATACTAATACTACAAGTTGTTGGTTCATATTTAGATGATAATCTACATAATGAATTACAAGGGTCAATTTTACTAGTATCGATATTTAAAGGTGCTGTTGTAGGTGCTGTTTTATTACAAGTTATATATTTACTAGTCCATTCACCAGAGCGGTCAAAAGCCCACATACCTGGTGTTTTTGCGTCATTTAATTTTCTTGGTGGTGCTGTCATTTATGATAGTTTTAATCTATTTTTATTTATTTTTTATTATTTACTACTTACTATTTATTATTTTTATTTTATTATTTATATATTTAACATATAATATAATTAGTTAAATTAAATTATATTAGTTTAATTTAATATTATAAAATTATAGAATAAATAAATAATAATTATTCTAGAGACTAATAATTACAGATACTAATAATTCTAGAAATTATCAAGTGTTTAAACTAATAATTTTATATATTAAATACTAATAAATCTAGAAATAAATTTAAATGATAATAAAAAGTTTATTATTTATAATTGTATGTTTATTTTTATATGAAACTTATAAAAATACTTTACAAATGACAGAAGAATATTTTACATTATTAGATAATAATATAAATGATAATACATTAGATACACCTTATTATAAACGTTTTAAACCATTAGAATATAATGAAAATAGGGCGTATTATTGGCGTAGAGATAAATTAGTTGAAGAAGGTATAAGAAGAAATCAATATGATTTACAAAAAATACACAATTTACAAACATCATTTGAAAATGAAACTGATGAAAAAAAGAAAAAAGAATTACAAGATGAATTGGATTTATATAAATGGAGAGATAATATTTTAGAAACAAAAGATAAAAATACAGGTTTATCTAGAGATAAAAGAGATATTATTACAGATTATGAACCTGAAGAAATAGGACAACCTCGTGTTTGGATGGAAAGACATTCACATATTCCTGATTATAGTTATTAAATTATAAAATAATAAATTATATAAAATATTAACTATTATAATTTAGGTTCTAAGTTATAGTCTTTATCAATTCCAAGAGTATAAAATTTAGTTAAAGATTCATCGTTGGGAACAGATATATATTTATTATTAGCATATTTACTCAGTTCTTTTAATCCTTTATTATCAAAAAATCTAGATTTTTCTATATTTGTTGTTTCAGTTTTAGGTAGCATTTTACGTAATATAATTGTTCTATTATTTATACTAACAATAAATTTATCAGTAAGCATTAAATTATCAGCTATTTTTTTTGCTTCCATTTTAGAATTTTCATTATTGAGTGTTTCGTCTAAATTATTATCATGAATATCAAAATGAACTTTTAATGTATTCATTATTAAATTACCTGCATAATCTAAATTACTGATACGAGAAGGTGAAATGTTTAATAATGTTCCAATTTCATTTCTTAATTGTGTGCTAATAGGTAAATTTGATTGAGTTGTTTGATCATCTTCAAAGTTTTCTTTTTTAGAATAAAGGTATAAAAATATGAGTAATAATATTAAAATAGTAATACAACACTTTTCCAATAACATTTTATTTTTTAATTTAATAAATTATATATTACTATATTTATATATAATTATTTAATATAATTATTAATTTTTTTATAATTATAATTATTTATTTTTTATTTTTTATTTATTTTTATTCTAATTAATAAAAAAAGATTATCTAATTATAAAATAAGTATATAATTATATATCATTAAATAATATAGTAAAATGTTTTCAACTAGTTCTCGTTCTCTTAAAGATACAGGCAAACGTTCATTTGCCATAAATAACGCCTATCATATAGATGGTTGTAAAACCAAGTTTTCTCGCAAAGATTATGATGCTCGTTTAATTGGTCATAGTGCTCAACGTGCTGCTATGAAAGCCCTTACAGGTCTTTGTGAAGTTAAAAAAATTAAAGGTCAATGTGCTCTTTACATTGAAGTTCGTGAAACTACACAAGGTTCCAAACATAAACAGTATGCTTATAAATGCCGTCGTGTAAAAAAAGACACTCCATTAGTTGTTGGCGATCGCACTTATAAATATGATATGATATGTAAACCAGTTAAAGTTATTCCCACAAAAAAATGTGTTAAGTCTCGTAAATCTTCAGGTAGTATGCGTAGTCGTCGCTCGGTATCAAAAACTAAAAAAGTAAACCTTAGTAGAAAAATGAAATCTAAATCATCTAAAAAATCTAAGAAAACTAAATCTAAAAAAGATTAAATAGTTTTATTATAAATTTATTAAATTTTTTTATTTTTTATAAACTTTTCATTTTTATTTTATTTAAATATAAAAATAATATTATAGTTAAAAATAATATTACAATTAATAATTTTTATATTACAATTTTAATTATTTTATAGTATTATAAAAAATGGATGGATTTGAATTTGAAAATGTTATTATTATACCATATAGAAATAGAAAAGAACATTTAGAATTATTTATTAAAAATGTTATACCATTATTTGAAAAATATTTAAAACCTTTTAAATTAGTTATAGTAGAACAAGACGAAGGCAAATTATTTAATAGAGGTATGTTATTAAATATAGGTTTTAATGAATATAAAGATAAAAGTAAATTTTTTTTATCACATGATGTTGATATTTATCCTAATGAAAAATGTATAAAAGAATTATATACAAAACATGAAGAGAATAATATAGTTGGTATATATACATCTCAATGTAATACATTAGGTGGAATTATTAAATTTACTAGTAATCATTTTCAAAAACTTAATGGCTTTCCTAATAATTTTTGGGGTTGGGGTGTAGAAGATAAAGCATTACAAAATAGAGTAGAATATATGAAAATACAAGTTAATAAAAATATATTAAGTAATAATTCAAATAGATTTGATTATTTTAATATTAAAAATGATGTAGATGATAGACATATGGATAATTTTTTTAATGATAAAACACATTTTGAATATGATATATTTAATACTTTAATAGATAGTATTAAAATAAAATATATTATGCATTCAGGTCTAAATACATTAGATTATAAAATTATAACTAGAGAAATTATAAATGAAAATGTTGATATTATAAAAGTAAGTATATAAATTATATTTAATAATAATTTTAATAATATAAAAGTAAAAAAACATATTAAATAAACAATAATAAATAAACAATCATAAACTATTGTAAATAAACAATCATGATTACATTGTCATATGTAAATTTTTGGAAAGATCCTACAAATGATAGTTATTTTACAGATTTTATTAATACAAATATAGGTAATGTTAAACTTATAGATTATACTGATAATCCAGATATACTTATAGCAAGTATAAATGGAGATATTAATATTGTAAAAAATAGTAAAGCAAAATGTAAACTTTTTTATTATGGAGAAAATTTAAATAGATTTCATCCATATAATAACGAACAACTATTAATAGATACTTTTGATTTAATTGTTGGATTTAAATATACTAATTTAGAAAAAAAACAAATACGTTTTCCATTATGGTTAATGTATTATAAATTTTATAATTATAAACAAGAATATAATTTAATTGATTATATTGAAACTAAATATAAAGAAAATAAGAAAACAGAACATAAAAAAATAAGTACAACATTAATATGTAGACATGATAGAGGTGGTCAAAGAACAAAAATATATAATGAAATCGTAAAAAATAATTATTGTAATATATATTGTCCTGGTATATTTAATCATAATACAATTGATAAATTAGGTTTAAAAGTTGAAGATAAAATTAATTATATTGCTAAATCTATTTATAATATTTGTCCTGAAAACTCTGCGTTTGAGGGTTATTTTACTGAAAAAATAATTCATGCGTTTGAAGGAGGAACAATACCTTTATATTGGGCGATTGATTTACCTGAAAAAGGTTTATTAAATGAACATAAATATTGTTTTTGTGATATAGATAACCCTATTAAATTAAGAGAAAAAATAAAACATGTTATGACAAATTCAAATTATTATTTAAAAGGTAATGTATTTACAGATGATGCTCCGGAGATTATTAGTACTTATTATAATACATTAATTACTAATATAAAAATAAAATTAAATGTATAATATAAATTATTTTTCCATTTTTTATAATTAAATACTATGTCTAAAATATATGGTATTAGTTATACATCTAGACATTTTAATAACAGATATAATAATATTATTAAATTAGGTAATCAGTGTGGGTTATTTAATACATTTAAATGTTTTACTGAAAATAATATAGATAATGATTTTAAACAAAAAAATAAAGATATATGGAATATGTCAAAAGGGGGTGGATATTGGATTTGGAAACCCTATATAATATCTAAAGTTTTAGAACAAATAAATGATAATGATATATTAGTATATATAGATGCAGGCTGTCATATAAATATTACAAAAGAATCTAAAGAACGTTTTAATGAATATATAAATATGTGTAATAATAGTCAATCAGGATTATTAAGATTTCAATTAACACATCAAGAAAAAAAATTTACAAATAAAAAAACAATAAACTATTTTAAAGATAAATTTAATATTAGTGATAAAATTATGAATGATTATTTAGAAAGTAATCAACTTGTGGGAGGAATACAGTTAATAAAAAAAAATACATATACTATTAATTTTTTTAAACAAATATTAGAAATATTAAATGATGATTATAAATTATTTACAGATATATATACAGAAAATAGTGAGCAACATAGACACGATCAATCTATTATGTCTCTACTTTATAAACATATGAATGGTGATTTAATTATAGATGATGAAACATATTTTAAAGAGGGTTTTAATTCTACAATATCATTTAAATATCCATTTTGGGCTACAAGAAAACAAATTTAATAATTAATTAATTTATATATTTATCAATAAACATTTTTAATTTATCTTTATAATTTTCGTCATCATAGTTTGAATTAATTTTATTTATATTTATAATTTCATTAAATTTATCTTCATTTTTATTTAAATCTATTATATGTTTTGTTATACTATTTAAATTTATTGTATTATCAATAATACTATTGCCATTAATAAAACAATCTTTATTAAAAAAATAATCTATTTTATGTGAGCCTAAATATATTGGAATACAATTAGCAAATAAACAATTAAATATTTTTTCAGTTATATAACCATCATCTATAGAATTTTCAGCAACAAAAATAAATTTATATTTATTAAATATAGTTAATAATTCTTCTGAATGATAACACGATTTATTAGATATTTGTGTTTTATATATATCTAAATTTTCACAATTATCAATATTTTTTAAATATTTTTTTATTATATTTTTATTAATATTATTATATTTATTATTACTTACAAATAAACAAAATTTTTTATCATTAAATTTTGTTATTAATGAAGGTTTTATAATATTATAATTATTAATAAAATAATTAATTTGTGTATAAATTACTGGTATTGCCATATATGTATTTGTTATAATACATTTATCAATATGATTATAAAAATATAATCTAATTTTATCATTGTTAAAATTATTATATTTATTATAGTGTTTATAATGAGAATGTGCGTTACAATTTTCTACACATATTAAAATATTAAATTTAGTTTCATCTAAATGTGAATTATTATCCAATTGTATATCATAAATTATAGAATTATATATTTTAGTATTATTTATGTTATTATCTATATTTACTATTAAATTATTTGGAAGAAAATATTCAATAAATTTCTTTTGTGATTGCATAGAATAATAATTATTGGATTTAATAAAATAATTTTCTATATTATGTGTTAATTTTATATTCATTTTTTAATTAGTTATTATTTATTATTTATTACTTATTATTTATTATTTATTATTTATTATTTATTAGTTATTATTTATTATTTATTAGTTATTATTTATTATTTATTAGTTATTATTTATTATTTAAAAATATTAAGTAAATTAAAATTAAACATTAAATAATAAATAAATATAAAATGGTAAAAGTAATATCTTTTTCATTATGGGGTGATAAACCCATTTATAATATTGGTGCTATTAAAAATGTTGAGTGTGCTAAAGATTATTATCCTGATTTTGAATGTTGGTTTTATATTCATTTACCTAGTGTTCCAAAGGAAACTATTAGTGAATTACAAATACATACTAATGTAAAACTTATATTTAAAGAAGATGATTTAAATACTTCAAAACCTATGATGTGGAGGTTTGAACCAATAGATAATTCTAATGTATCTATAATGTTATCTAGAGATACTGATACACGTATTTTATTAAGAGAAAAATTAGCAGTTGATGAATGGTTAAATTCTAATAAGTTATTTCATATAATGAGAGATCATCCATATCATACATATCCTATACAAGGAGGAATGTTTGGAATGAAGAAAAATCCTAAAATTATTAGTTTATGTCATTTAATTAATAATTTTAAACAATATGGTATTAGAAATTATGATCAAGATTTTTTAAAAAATATTATATATCCTATTATAAAAAATGATGCTTTAATTCATTCATCATTCTGTAAGTTAGCAAAAGAAATAATTAAACCTTTTCCTATAAGTTATGATGAAGAATTTAGATTTGTTGGTGAATATATTAATCCTGACGAAACAGGAGTAGTTGAACATAGAAATATGATTAAAAATAAATTAAAAAAATAAGAACTATTAAAAAATCTACCAATTTTGTCCCCCTCCGTGTCTTCCATCATAATAAAAACAAATATCTTTTATATATACACTATTTGTATAATAGAGTGTTCTTAACCAATAATCATAATCTTCATCTCCTGTTTTTCTAATATCAAATTTACCAACTTTATTAATTATTTCTTTTTTTATAATAACACTTGAACATATCATACAATTATGTATTTTTATAAATTCTAAATTCCATATATTAGGAAAACCATTTTCTAACATATTTTTATTATTTTTAATTTTACTATATTTTTCATAAATATTATATAATATTTTAAAAAAATGTTCTTCATTATATTTTTCATATTTTTTATTCTCATTATATACACCATTACCTAGTAAACCATCTGTAGAAGACATATTACAACCTGTAATTTGCATTGCTTTTATTTGTAATTCTATTTTTTTAGGAAACCATATATCATCATCATCGCAAAAAGCTATATAATCTCCACTCGCTTTTTCTATACCAAAATTTCTTTGGTATCCTCCCGCACATGCAAATCCAAATTTATTTTTACTATTTTCTTTTAAATGTATAATAATTATATTATTTAATTTCCAATCATAATTATAATATTCATCTTCAGTAGATCTATCATTTACTACAATTATTTCTATATTTTCATATGTTTGTTCTTTTACAGAATTAATTGTATTCATTAAATAATTAAATCTATTAAATGTAGGGATTATTACTGAAACTTTATCCATTTTTAAATTTAATATAAATTTAGTATTTATTTTTAAATTTTAATATAAATTTATTTTTAAATTTTAATATAAATTTATTTTTAAATTTTAAAATAAATAATAAATATAATATTAAAATATATTTAATTTGTAAAAAATGTAAAATTAAATAATATTATAATAATTGTGACATATTTATTTGTCTTTTTTCAAAATTATTTAAAGAATAAAATTTTTCTAATTCATCACTACAATTTAAAGATACTTTAAATACTTTTAATTTTTTACAATAGTTTAATGCTTCTTTTATTAACTCTGTTCCTATTTTTTTATGTCTAAAATCTTCATGAATAAAAACATCTTCTATATGTGCATATAGGGCAAAATTATGAATTATTTTTTGTTCTATTAAAATTGTAATACTTCCTATTAATTTACCCATAAACTCACATACTATAATTGTGCTATTATTTATAATTATAGTATTATATATTTTATCAAAATATTCTTTATCTATATCAATATTAGTTTTTCTAAATGAATTCATTAAATATAAATAATCTTTAAAATCATTTTTTTCTAAAGTTCTATATATAAATTCTTCATTTCCATATATATATAATTTTATAATTTTACAAATATAATTAATTTCTTCATCTGATATAGTTATATATGATGGTAAAAATAAACAACAATTTGAAACTTTGGAACTACCTTTCATATATTTTGAATCATAATAAATATTAGTTTTATTTATTTCACCATATGATTCTCTTGTTTGTATATTATGTTTTCTCAAAAAATCAATTAATTTATTTCTAAATAAATTTGATTTACAATATATATCAACAAACCAGGGATGCCATCCCTCATATAATGGTTTAATTATTTCTATATCATGTTTTAAATTATTATAATATAAATTATATATTTCACTCATACGCTTAACTCTATAATCTAATTTTTTCATTTGTTCTATTGTTATAACTGCTTGTATATCAGTATATTTTAAATTTAAACCAAATATTTCATATATATCTTTACCACTTTCTTTTCTTCCAAAATTTTTAATTTTAGATATTATTGTAGCAATTTTATCATTATTAGTAACAATAAACCCACCTTGTCCCGAACTTATTATTTTTGGTGTGCTTAATGAAAAACAACCAATATCACCTATTGTTCCTAAATAAGTATTATCTATTTTACATCCTAAAGATTGTGCGGCATCTTCTATTAAAAATATATTATTATCCTTACAATAATTATTAATTTCAAATAAATTATTATATCTATTATTAATGGATACATGTATAATTACTTTAGTATTCATAGTAATATGTTTTTTAATTTCATTTAAATCTATAGCATATGTTTCATAATCAACATCGATAATAATTGGTGTTAAACCTAAATGTTTAATTGCATTTACTGTTGCTATCATAGTATAATTTGGAACAATTACTTCATCATTTTTATTTAAATTTAATGACATTAATGATAAAATTAATGCTGTAGTGCAACTTGTGGTCATAATACAATTTTTAACATTTAAATATTTACATATTATATTTTCTAATTCAATTGTTTTTTTATGTTCTGTAATAAAATTATCTTCAGACATATAATTATAACACGATAATGCTTCTTCTTTTCCAAATGTTGGTCTATGTTGTAATAATAAATTTGGTATATTATACCATTCAAGCATTTGTTCTATATTATATTCTTTAAATGTAATTTGATAATATCCACCAATTGTCATTTTAATAGGTGTTCTTTTAGAATTTTCATCTCTTGGATTTGTATAAGTAATATTATTATTTAAATAATTTATATAATCTTTTACTAATATTACTCTAAAATCAAAAGATATTCTAAGTTTACCTTCTTTATTAGAAACATTTTTATGAATACATTTATTACCATTAAAATAAAATATATCACCATATTCTAAATAAACTGATTTAAAATCACCTTCATTAGGTTTTGATTCTATATATAAACTATTAGTATTTGACATTGTAGTAATTGGTAGTATAAAATTCTTTTCTCCTAATGGATGATTACCAATACTATCCGAATCACAATGTTCTGGAACAGCTATACTATTTTCAAATTGAAATCTAATACTAGGATAAGATTGGTAGATTAATATTTTTTCATTTGGAAAAAAACTATTAAAAATATCTTTTATTAATGAACAATATAATATTTTAAATTTATCATTATTTTTTATTTCATTATAAAATTTTTTATGTAAATCAGTTTCAATATCATTTAAATTAAAATCATTATTTAAATTATTTTTTAAATTATTATAATCTATGGATAAATTATATAAATTTTCTAAATCATTTGTATTGTATAAATTCTCAATAAATTCTTTAAATTTAAATTTATTAGTATCATACTCAAATATTTTATGATCCCCTCTTGTTGATTTTAAATTAAACATCTTTACAATTTAAAAAATATAGATATTATATATATATAATATTTACGTATAAATAAAGTAATTTAAAAATATTTAATTAATATAAATTAAATATTTTTAAATTACTTTATTTATACGTAAATATTATATATATATAAAATAAATATGATTATACCAGATCTAACACAATACGACTCGCCATTTTTAACAAAAATAAATACCGGTTTAGGGAATGCGTTATTTCAAATTTTTGCTGGATATGGTTTAGCACGCAAATATAATAAAAAATTTAATAATATTAATTTAAAAAAACAAATTAATAAATTAAAAAATCAATATAATTTAAATCATGGTGAAACTATTTATAGAAATTTAAAATTTTATGATGATACAATAAATACAATTGATGATATTACTATTAATAATAATTATAAACCATTATATAAAATAAATGAATGTTCCGGTCATTCCTCAGTATCTAATAAAATTATAAATGTTATTAAAACTAATAATACTAATACTATATATATAACAGGTTATTTACAATCACATTTATATTTTAATGATTACTATAATGATATTTGTGAATTAATTAAGCCGGATTTAAATAGTTATAATTTAATAAATAATAAATATCCACATTTATTTGATACTAATATAATAAATATTTCTGTTCATGTAAGATTAAATTGGGGTTGTAATATAAAATATAATGAAAAATTTACTTTTTTTTTTGAAGCAATAAATTATATTAAAAATAATATATCAAAACAAATAGAAGATAATAAAAAAATAATAATTAATATATTTTCAGATGATATAAAACAATTGAAAAATAAATTTAATGTAATTAATAATGATTGTATTTATTATGAAGACAATTTAGATTATATAGATTTATGGTGTATGTCTTTATGCCATCATAATATTATAAGTCATTCTACATTATCATGGTGGGGAGCATATATAAATAATTTTGAAAATAAAATTGTTTTATATCCAAAAGATATATTAAGAATGTATGGAGCAACAATACATAAGAATCCAATTCATGTTGAAAGAATATATGAACATTATAAAGCAGAATGGATAGGATTAGATACTAAAAATGTAATTTATCAATAATATTTTATAATTTAATTGTAAATTAAAATTAAAATTATTTACAAACTATTAATAAACGCATCAATATCTTTATTTAATGTTTTATCATTTTGTTTATTTGTAATATCCAATCTATCTTTAAGATCATTCATAGTTTTTTTTATAGAATTCTTTTTATCTTTCAATGTCATATCTTTAATACCAAAAGCACTATAATACATCATTACAACTATTAATAAAGTAATAACTCCAACTACAATCCAAGAATTTCTATTAGTATGATTATATTTACTACGAGTCATCGCAATATTGAGAAATACAGGTATTAAACAACCAATGGCTATAAAGAATGCTTCCATAAATGGTGAATATTTGCTTAAACTGGTAAGTAGCCAATTATTATCTACTGAATCATCACCAGTATAGACACTATCATAACTTGTCATATAAATAAATAGATTAATAATACCTGCTCCCAAAATGGCTCCTATAAAATCAGAAAATGTATTACCTAACATTGCTTTAGAACCATCTATAATATCATATTTTTCTTTTATATTTTGTATAAAAGCGTATGTGCCAGTAGTTTTACTATTTATTTCTTTTATTTCTTTAGGTATAATTAATGGTAATGCTCCATCATCCATAAATTCTTTTATATCTTTAACTAAATCTTTCATTGAATTATTATTTTTTTTTGAAGCATCAGCGATTTCATCTTTAAATCTTAATACGTGATTAATAACACTTCTCCATTTACTATTTGCCCACACATTCATATATTTTAAATTATCTTGTATAACTTCACTATGTTCTGTAAATCTACTATCAACAGAGAATGGACTTAAAAATAATTGAAGGAATGAATCATCTAAAGCATCTGTGCCAAGTTTCATTCCAAAATTATCTAAGAAACCAAAAACAATAGCACTAACACCTAATGCCATAAATACTCCAACCACAGAGAATTTTTTACCTTTAATATAATCAATTAATTTCATATCTTTTAATACTGTTAAATTTAAAACAGTTAATATACCTGCTACTAAAAACATAAAGATAATGCCAGAAAATTGATCTCTAGGAGCATCTAACAAAGGATGATTGCCATTCACAATAATTTTAGAAATAATACAACAGGCTACAAAAAAAGCACCCATCGCAAACAGAGGTATTAAAAATCTTGCCCATTGTTTTAATGTTGAATCTGTATTTTCATCATTAGTATTCTCTTCTTTATTTTCATCATTAGTATTCTCTTCTTTATTTTCATCATTAGTATTCTCTTCTTTATCTTCTTTTTTAGTAGTATCACCATAAATATATTTAATACTTACAATACTACCAGTAAAAATAAGTAATAATATAAATATTATAATATAATTTGTTTGTCTAGAAGAATTTAATTCATTTAATGTTATCATTTTAATAATTTGTATTAAAATTAAACTAATATAGTTAAACAAGTTTAATTATTATTTTATAATTTATTTAATTTTATTAATATAATCAAATATTTTAATAAATAAATTTTGCGAAAAAATAATTATATTAATTTATAAATAAATATAAATAAATATATAAATAATAATATTAATTTATAAAT